AGATTTCTTGGCAGCATCTGATATGGTAGGAGCTGCTTCTGATTGTATAGGAGCAGACGCGGAAGCTGATGAGCCTCCGCCTCCACCAGAAGACTGCTGTTTGGACAAAATATTGAGCTTATCGAAGCCGGCAAGCTGTTTAACGGCCTTTTTAGCCGCTCCGCCTGCAGAACTTATACCCTTATTTATCTGCTGTGCACTCTCTGCGGCCGAAGCCGTACTTGTGGCAAGACCGGAGAACATCTCCTGCTTTTTCCCGGTCAGAGTAGCAGTGAAATTGGCGAATGCCTGGGCGGCCCCGTTGGCAGCATCCATAATGGAATTCAGCCACTGTACAACAGGTGATAATAAGTTAATTAATCCCTGCCCGATGGATGCCTTAAACGATTCAAATGACAAAGCCAATACACGAGTCTGGTTCGCCCAACTTCCCGATGTCCTTGCAAAATCGCCTGCAGAATCCGAAAGCTTGTCTTGAACAAAGGCAAGACGAAGAGATACTTTCTCTTGTTCAGTCATCTGGCTGACAGTCTTACCGATCCCCTTGGCAAGAGAAAACTCGTTAAGAGCTGTCTCTGTCATGACAACGCCATACTGCTTTAGAACCTCGGTCTCACCCGAATATACCGCTTTAAGAGCAGTAAAGGTCTCATCTGTCGTCTTGTTGTAGAAAGATGCCATATCGCCTGCCAAAGAGGTTAAGGAAGACGCCTGCGCATAAGCTTCCTGTTCTGAATAACCGAATGCTTTGGACATCGCACCTAATGTGCCCATATACTTTTTCGCGACAGTCTCAGACATTCCGTACGACTTTAAGGCAGATCGTGTAAATTCATTTACATCATCAGACATACTTGAATAAACAACATCCACAACATTTTGAACTTCGGCCAAGTCAGAACCCAAATCCACACACGACTTACCAAATGCAAGAAGACCGGCAATGCTTATACCGATTCCAAAAGCAGCAATCGCCTTTTTGGCTATACCTGCAATCGAATTCATTGCTTTTGATTGTTTGGTTAACTGGGTCGTGGTTTCCCTAGTCGCCTCCGTGACCTGCTTCTGTGCAGCGACCACTTCTCGGCTCATAGCATTAGCCTGGCGCGCCACATCCTTTTTCACATCGGCAACAGCTTCGCCGACGACACTTTTAAGATGCGATTTGAAATCGTTTTTATCTATCCTCAGCTGCATGCTGACAGATCCGACAGAATCTGCTGCCATATTAATCACTCCTTACCGTCATTATCGAAACATTGCAGCGAAATCACGAAGCACTCGATCAGTATCACTCATGGTCATACGAACCTTGACTGACTCTCTCTTTCTCCAATCGCTATATATCTTCTTTTCTTCTTTTGTGAATCGCTGTCTTGCTTTAGGGTCCTTTTCTCCTCTTATTCGCACAAGATACCCGAGTGGGGTATCTCCGTTAATGCCTGATAATAGAGTGCAAAACTCATCCCAGAGCATCTCGTTCTCAAGCCTTAATCGAATCCCATATTGTTGCGCGAAAGATGCTTCGATCGCATCGTAGTCTTCGATGAGATCATAAAACACCTCACTGCTGTTTCTCTTCTTCGCGAAAGTCATCATCCAGATCCTTTAGATCTTTGTTCAAAGCTACTGCAACTGCTGCCTTAAATATCAGCTGCCAGTTGTCAAAAGGAAGATCCATACCATCGATCTCCTTACACGCTTTATCACCAAGAAGAAGCTTCAGGCCGTCTTCCATCAATCTCGAGCTTTCCGAATTAGCAGCTTCATCTATCCGATCGGATAACTCCATGAACTGCATTATGGTATTTTTACGACAATCAACCTTATATCTGTGCTCTTCATCGACCACCAGAAATCTGGGTTCCCTGTCAAGTTTATTAGCTATATTGATTACTCTGCCCATTGTTATTCCTCCAAAAAAATAATAAAAAGGAGAGCACCGACAACGATGCTCTCCCCCGACTATTGTATTTCCGACTTTAGGTGGCCGGTGTCACCGTAGGTTTGCCGTTGCTCATAACATCAAACTCGAGCGGTGCAACGTTTGTGGCATCACCGTATTCAAGTGCTGTGACATTGATGACCGCATCGGCAAATGTAATGACCGTGCCATCCTTAAGGTGGATCTTGAAATCCTCTTCAGCTTCTCTGCCGTTCTTAAACGCCTTCGAAGCGATGAGATCATTACCACCATCACCAACGTTTCTCTTACCGGATACGCTGATAGTAACAGACTTAGCTGTCATGAGACGCCTGGTCCATCCCTCAGAGCTATACGGTGTCCATTCCTCTACGCCATTATCAAACGAGATAGAGAATGTTTCCATGTCGGCAATACTCAGATCCGAATCACCTACTGTAAAGATTCCCTCGTAACAGGGAAATACACCTGTGAAGTTTTCATTGTCTTCCATTTTGGTTATTCCTCCTTATGTATTATTTTTTGCATACACGCTTATATCGATCACCATCTCACACACTCCCTTTTCGTCTTTGCCGACATCTTCAGGGTCTCTGGTAATGGCTATCCATCCTTGGTGTGATGCTGTTGTGAATTTGGCCCTGTTCAAAATACTACAGAGCCTGTTTGCTTCCGCCTCGGTCTCATACATCCCCTTAGTCCAGTGGATAAGGATCGTAAGACCCAGGATAGAATAAGAAGACTTTCCGTACGCTTGCGGCTGTGCTACAGACGGGCGTTTATAAACTCCGATGACCTGTTCTTTATCTTTGGGGATGTATCCGGCATAAACACCGGATACGCTTTGAGACTTGAGCCAGGTTACAAATTCCTGTATCGTCATCATTGTCCGAGCCTCCTGCGTAGATTAAGAGCAAAATGCTTGAGCGGAAGTTGTTCGTCGACACCGCCCTTTAGGTACCGGTCAAACCATCTTCCTCCGGCATTCTGATTCTTTTCCTTCTGAAAATTGTATTCAGGATGAAAATATAATCGTCTCGCCTGTGGAGAAGATGTTATAATGGCGACCTCATTGTCAGATGCTTCAACAATTGTTCTGTTATTCTGCATCTCACCCGTATCAAATGGCATAGCCTGCTTTTGAACAAGATCAGTCAACAAAGTCTGACCCGTTTGCTTTATTGCGTCTTTTTGTGCCTGTTCGATCTTGGCGATCACTGAATCGTTGAGTTCAATCTTAAAATCAATATCCATCAGATCACCTCGATCCTCGTGTGATTAACAGTCCCGTCCGGGTTTCTCGGTCTACTGTAATTGACTATGGTCCTGTTCAAATAAGCACCAACAGTCACTCTGCCACCCTTAAACTCCAGTCCGGGAAAGATATCACCTTTGACGTGTATGACACAGGCAAGCGATACCCATCTGCCGTCTTTATCCTGAACACGCTTTCCACTCTCCGAGAGATTTACATTACCAACCCAAGTTAGAGCAGAAGAATCTGATCCATCCTCGGAAGGTTCACCTTCAAGGATTATCGTAGCAGGTGTCACATCTGCCCATTCGGGATATTTAAGTTTTCCAACCATATCAGATCCCCCTGTACAGATACCCTGTCACGATGAGCTCGTCGTAGGCCCTTTGCGACACCCCATACTCGGCCATTGCCTTCGTATCAGCATCGTTCCCTCCACCGAGCTGCATATTGACATCGCCAATGGAATACCCGGAGACTGCTGTCGCGACTGTTCCGTCCGTTCCCAGCTCATGAAAGAAATCAGCAGTGAGACATGTCGCACGCTTCAGATGTTCTTCCTGGAATGCTGTAGGAGCCTTAAGCTCATCCTTGTACCTGATGGCACGCCTAACGGCATCCGATGCACGATTAAGCATGGTCAATGCCTCAGCCTCTTCGGAGAAGCTCGTTCCATGGTACGTGTCCGTATAGAACCCATAATCTGCGTATGATATGCTCACTGCTTCTTCCTCCTTACTTCTTTGTCTTCTTACCCGGTTCCTTCTTGTCAGGTTCTTCCTGTACAACTTCTTCAGTTTCGTCAACTGTTTCTGTTGGGATCTCAGACTGAGGAACAGATTCCTCAGTCTGATCTTCCTTGTACAGTCTGCCTATCGTGATATCCTTGATCGCCATCACCGTTCACCTCCGATCAAGAAGCCGAGGCATGGAGATAGATACCCTTGACCTTGTTGTCGTATACATCATTCAGTCCGTAGATACGATAACCAAACTTCCAAGCATCAGCATCCTGGTTCTGTTCAGGTGTAATAACCTTCGGTGTAGCATGCTTAACATACTGGAGAACTGCGCTCTTGGAAGCGATCAAGAAGTTGATATTCTTGCCGCCTTCAGCCTTGCTGTATCCGCCTGCACCAGCAGCTGCAAGAGTAACAGCTGTATAGAATCTGTTCGAAGGAACAACGATCCTGCCCGCGAACTGGTTGAAGAACTCCTTACTCTTGGTGGTATCCATATCCTTTACGGCACCATCACCTGTAGAAGTGATGAACAGATATCTGTCATCCTCAGGAACCTCGGCATCTGTCATCTCCTGCCAAGCAGCAGAGATAGCGGTATACCAGTCATTCCCCGAGAGAGCTGCAGGTGTCGCTGCACCAATACCGGCTGTACCTGCATACTGCGCGAATCTGACAGCATCAAGCTCAGGAACAACCTTTGTCCTAATGAACTCTCCAGCGAGTCTTCCGTATGCAACACCAGCCGTCTCCTCGTTATCGATGGAGTCAACTGTAAACATACGACCACGCTCATAGTTGAACGGGACAGTCTCATGAGTAAGGGTTACATCACCGTTCGTATAACCGTTCGCACGATCATAGTTTGCAAGACCCTGCATCTCCATCTTGGGGATGATGATCTCATTCGCATTGGCACCAGCCTGGAACAATGAAGGATCAGAATCGAGAACACCCGTCAATGATGCCTTCTTGTAAACCTCATCGAGCATAGGCACATACGCCTTAAACTTTGCAATTGAATTTGCCATTTTCTTTACCTCCTATGGCTTATTTTTTCTTCGGAGGAAGTCCGAATGCGGCACGTATCGTGTCGTCTTCGTTACCTCCCGTGTCCTTATTACCGTCAGCTCCGATCTGGAATCCCGAAGAATCCTTCGTTGTCTTCAGTTCCGGAACATCCTTAAGGACCTGTTCGACGGCAGCCTTGATAGCTGCTTCGTCCGGATTACCATCATCATCGAAATCGATCTTGGTAAGATCTGCCATCTTAACGACGTAATCCAACTTGTTGCTCTTAACACCAAGGTTAGATGCTTGGATCTGCGCATTGGCCTTGATCAGTGCCGCATTCGCCCTTGCGATTGCTTCCTGCGCCGACTTCTCTGCTGCATCTGCACGATCAGCCTGAGCCTTGGCATCATTCTTGGATGCTTCTGCCTTCTCAGCCTTCGTCTTCTTGTACTCGGCTATGGCGGCATTAGCTTCCTCTTCAGTAAGACCCTGCTGCTGATAGAAAGACTTGAGAACCGACTTCTCAGCTCTCTCCACTCTCTTCGCGACGATCTTGTCCAGGTCTTCCTGCGTGTAACTCTGCTTAGCACCGGAAGCAGCACCGTTGTCCTCGCCGTTACCCCCGGCGTTAGGGTCTGTACCCTTCCCATTGTTCTCGGCACCCGAATTCTCGGTGCCGGACTCTGCAAAGAGCTGTAAATTCATCTTCTTCATAAGATGATCCTCCCGTATATTGCCCGTCGGCATTATTCATCCTTAAGCCCGGATGTGAGCATGAAAAAGGGACCGCCGAGCTTTAGGCTCGTTGGTCCCATATAAGAAGAGGTCAGGTATCGTTGTGATACCTAACCCCTTTGGTTGATTATGTTATGTTGTCTGGTCAGTTACCGATTGGACGATGCTCCGTTTTCGGTGGAGCATTCAATTAATAATGCATATTGGTTTGGTGAAATCTAATTTGTCATCATCATTTAAAGATTCATCCTCAAAATGCCAGGTGGGTCTTGCATTGTATGAAATACAAATTGCATTATCTTTCTTTGCAGCTGCTATTATTTCAACCGGAGCATTTTTTCTGATCACAAAAGGTTTCAAAGGAACACTATAATTGACAATATCTCCCATTGTTATTTCTTTCATTACTATTCACACCCCATTCAAAATGTTGTAAATCTGCTTAGCAACTGCTCTCGGAGAACCATTCAAGTATTCTGCTACACCTTCGGCAATAAATTCTTCCAAATTTTTCATTCCATATATGGATAATTTCTTACCAAACGCTTCGTTTAATTCTACTCCCGTTTTTTCGAATTGTCTACTTGATTCCTCAATTATTGAATCATAAAGTTCCTTGAGTTTAGTCTCTTTGATTTTCCATACATCTGGCATTCTTCTCTTTTGATCATCCACCCAGGCATGTGTCAGTTCATGCCTTACAGAATGGAAAGGAGAAGGCGATGACCATTGTCCGTTCTTTTTATTTGCTCGAGCAACATCTGACATATGATTAATACCGCCCTTGCCTTCAAATCCCTTCAAAACTACTTCATTAGAATTAGGGAAGTATTGCCCATATACTCTGTCTCCTTTATATGGCTCGAATTTTACATGTCTATAATGATCGGATATATCACCCATCTTGTTGCTGAACTTATAAATCTGCTGACGAATATCCTCCTTGGTCTTAGGAGTTATTTCCAGTCGTTTGTAATCCTTATCAATTTGAAATAAATCTGGATCATCACCTCTAAGTCCCATAGATGGTCTTCCATTCCCTGTATACCCAGGCGCCAACCTCTTCGGATTCTTCCTCAGGTAATCGTGCTCCTGCAGGAATTGGTCATGCTTGGCTGTCCATTCCCTTACACGAGCTTCATACCTTTGACGATTAGCTGGATCCACAGCCCCGTCGCGGAGTCTCTTGTACTTTCTTATCTCACGTTCCTGTCTCCTTTGCTCTTGCTCCGCCTTGTAATGCTCCTTAGTCTCCACATCGTTCGGGAGATCTGCAATCTCTGTTATGCCTTCGATATACATATAAAGCTGATGCCTGCAGTTCGGATGCAGGAAGTGATCCGCCTTAGCTTCAGACACCAGCTTGTGTTCACCATCCGGCTTTCCGTCTGAATAAACATCATCGATCAGGACCTTGCCCTGCCATTTCTGGCAATAAGGACAGGTCATGCCGATCACATTGGACACGACCAGATATTCACCCAGCTCGTTCCTGACATCGCCGTTTGCCTGTCTGGTGACCTCGGAAGAACTCGTCCTCAGTGCCATCTCAGCATAAGATGCGATGTTCACTCTGTTGCCGTTGCTATACTCAACACAGTTAAGCCCTGCAGACAGGAAGTCCTTGGATGCCATATCAATGGCCTGTGGTATCGTATAGCTTCCGGACTGGGCAAACATATCCGCCTTTCTAAGAAAATCGGTATATCCGAAGTTCATCCGGTTGATCGCTGCATATCTCTTAGTATCGATATTCTGTATGGCCTCGTTGATAATGATGTCCAGCTTGCGCGAGTCTGCTCCGAAGAACCTCTGAGGCAATCCGATGCCCCGACCATATTGACCGACCACGCTTGATCCCAGTATTCTTGCCGCTGTCTCAGCTGCATCGTCGACACTGCCTTCATACGCTTCCCTTAAGAAAGTCTCAACTGCTTTCTTGGCAAGATTGAAGTGGTAATTGGTCAGTATTGCAACATTCTGACGATATGCACGAAGGCTGTTGATCTGCTCAGCCTGCCACTGTGTCCACTTGAATCCTTCTTCCTCTTCCCAGTTCTCATGGCGTTTCATATTTCTTATCGCCATGGCAAACAAGGCATCTTCCAACGCCTGGAAGATGTCACCGATATCTTCCGGCGTCATATAGGCCTCCTGTTATACTGCGAATTCTCCGGGTGGCGGTGGTTCCTCTCCGCTCTGGGTTATACCCTTCTCGATCTTGATCCTCTCTACTTCAGCCTTCTTCCAGTCTTCATCCTTGGTATCGCCCCAGAGCTCGTCGACCTGAGTCTCTGTACTCATGAGGTTAGAAGATGCAGCCTTACCCAGCGTCTCGACCTGAGCTTCAAACGAAGGATTCGCATACTCACCGAATGTAACTACCGCTTCCGTATTTTCGACAGCCATATCGTAGAGTGCTGCATATACGGCAAGAACATTCTTCACAAGATCCGGTAAGACATCGTTCAGAACATCAATAATCTTGTTCCTTGTATAGAGTGTTACCTTCTCCTTCTCGCGCTGTGCCTCTGCGTTATCCAGCTTCTTGACGTCGATGCCAAGCGTGCTCGGGCTCAGGATTCCCTGCAGACACATATCAAGTGTGTTGATGTATGTCTGAAGCAATCCCTCGTAGTTGATAGCAGGAGCTTCTACCGTAATCTTATCCTCTGCATCTTCAGATGCATTGCCTTTAATAGCTATGAACTGGTTATCAAAGGCATTCGGTGAGATCGGAGCCCCTGTTTCCGGATTTCTCGGAATAAGCGTCTCCGGAATATATGTCTTTACTCGACCAAGCCTTAAGGCATCCTGCCACTGCGATATCGCCTCATCGTATGCATCGAAGCAGTCCGTCTTCCTGTCGAAGATGGATCGCCCTCTTCCTTTGAACTTGGCCGACTTGTAAAACATCATGGGAATAGCCATAACAAAATCGTCTTCCCAAGTAATCGGCTTCAAGTTCCTAAGCTCCGGAACATTACTGAGAGCAACCTCATGACCGAGCTCGTCGAACAGAACATAGTCGATACGATGTTTGCCGTAATGTTCCTCGAGGAAATACGCTTTATGCTTTTCCTCGACGTAGTATCTGGTAGTAAAGATTATCTTCTCGACCCTGCCGCGCTTCTTCTCAAACTTCACCCTCGAAGCCGGATAGAACTCGATGATCGGATAGTCAGATATATTCTTGTCGAAAGATATCTTCCATGCACCGTCGCCCTCGACCAAAGTGTCAGAGATAGCATCTGCAAGCACATCCGTGAACTTGTTATCCTTGGATATCTCCTGCCATGTATCATCAAGAGCGTCCGGATCCGTCACCTTGATACCGTTAAGGTCACTCATGATGATCGATGTGATCATATCAACCATCAATCCCGGAAGACCGCTGTGTATCTTACGAAGTTTATTACCCTTAGACGGAACCGCAGCCCAGAATCTTGCTCGAATAGAATCATCGAACGCCGTCGTTAAGCTCTTGTAGAACTGCTCAAGCTCTGATGCACTGCCCCGGTACCATAATCGATACTCGAAGCAGGAGTCCTGATGCGTCATATCTGCATCTATTGTTATATGCTGATCTTCAGCCGGTCTTATATCCAGCCATCTCTTGATCAGATCTTTTACTACTCCCATTCTTTCCTCCTTATGCTGCCTTTATAAGCAGTGGCTTAAAAGGCTGTATCGAGTATTCGTCCGAATCCAGGCAGTCAACCGGATAACTTCCGTCATCGACTCTGACCCAGTCCTTCTCCAAGTATTCCTCCTCATCCCAACATGCCTGCTCATATGCATCGAGCCATTGCTTCATGTGAGATGCTATTCTTTTCCTTCCCTGATTGATCAGGATCTCCTGCAGATGAATCCTGTCTACGATTCCATCTTTCTTATACGACGGTACTATCGTCATGCTTTGAAGCCCGACCTTATCCAATGCATTCCTTAGCGCCTGTCTGAAGAGCTTGTCAGCAGACTCGCAGAACACGTTACATGACTTGAGCTTCGGATACACCTTTGTCCATTTCAGTATGAATGCAGCGATCGCGGCAGCATACTGTGCATGGTCCATACCGCTTTCGATTCCCTGTTTATGGTAGTAACCATCTATTGCTATGACCTGACCATATCCGGATGTGAATCCGTTCAATGTGGCCACAGTCGCATCCGTGCCACCGACATCGACACCTACAGAGAAGTCGATAAACGGAATCTTACGGTCATAGGAGCCGTCTGGAAGCTTCTCGACGATATCCTTAAGGTCAATCTCCACCGCCTTCGTGAACCCTGTGTAAATGATTCCTGAAGCGGTTGTACGCTTACCCAAGATATCTGCCTTAAACCACTGACTCTTCTGATCGTAGGTCTTGATGATCTGCCTCAGCCTTTCATCCGATATCGAGAGATTATCCGCAATCGTGAAATGCTGATAGTTATAACCGTACTTCGGGTCCTTCGACTGATTCGCCTTATGAACCGATTCGATCTCCTGGTAGAACCAGTGTCTGGGGGGCTTCGGGTTCAAGTCCATGAACACACGGCGCCTTTCTGCAGCGGTCGTACGATCAAAGCATTCCTTAATGAATGTCTTGTGACACTCATTAGCCTCAGTAATGTACACACACCCGAGAGAGAATCCCTTGATTCGTGCCGCATCGTTGATCTTTTGCCCGCCTGCTATAAGGACTACCTTCTCGCCCTTTGCTGTTCTTATGAATAATGCATCCAGTCCCTCATATTTCCCTTCCCGACATCGTCCCCTGAAGTAATGCTTAAGCCCGAAGCCATTCGAGTCTATGATATTCATTCTGGCAGTACCGTGTGTTACACCGGCTGCAAGATGGATCTTGTCTGTAGTTACCTCGATATTCATCGCGAAGGCAATAATGTTGATCACATTTTTACCGGCACGCTTGCCGCCTTCGGCAACATTAAGCCAGCAGGAACCACTACGTCTTATGTAGGCAGCCTGCTTCTTTGTGAAGTTTGCATATCTGCCCATATCATTCTCCGTCCCCAATGAAGTCTTCGAGCTGTCGATTACTATCCGAATCGAAGATTTTCTCGGTCAATTCGTCAAGGTCGCTAAGTTCAGCTGAGCTGTCTGTGATCACCTCACGCTTGTCACGCCACTCGTTAGGCTTCCTATTCTTGAGCCAGAAGACCTGAGCAGCTGTGTCCGGAGCTACATCCTTTTCGATTTCCTTGATGACAACAAGCTCCGGTTCTCTTGTCAGCGGATTGATACGTCGTTCCCTTGTCACTTCCTTGACTTTATAGCCAATAGCCTTACGGAAGAGTGCCTGTTCGACTTCACGATCGGCGACTTCCTTGTTTCTTTTTATGGCGTCACAAATGTCACCATACTTATTCATCCACTCGTATAAAGTCTTACGGGTAATGCCCATCTTACGGGCAATCTCTTCGTCTGTAAGGCCGTCTCGAGCCCATCCTTGTATCAGCAGTAATCCTTCAGGCTTGAGCCATCGCTGATATTTGCCCTTCGCCATAAAGAATCACCTCTTACTTTCGGTGCCAGTTCAACCCGTGAAGCAAGAATATCTCATTGAACTCTTCGATATCGTGGGCCTTCTTATAGGGCTTGCCCTTATCGTCGATTCCGATATGCAGCAGCTCATGATACAGAAGGATCCTCATCTGCTCTTCGCTGAACTCGGCGCAGTTTTCTTCGTATATGATTATCAGGAAATCGTAAGGACAGTAGATCTTGTATATCTCATCTATCTTCTTGCACTCTCCAAAGACGATGTGATCACGGGATACAACCTTCTTCTTGGAGCATCGGACAACACCTACTGATACACCGGCAATCAGAATGTCAGGTCTGTTATTACGCAGCACATCGGAAAGCATCTCTCCGTATATCTCGTCGCCGGAAGCATAGGCAGGTCCTTTATCCATGATTTCCTCCAAACAAAAAGCACCGCCGCTCTGACGATGCTCTTGTGATATTTTTTTACGCTACCAGTATAGCACAACAAAAAGTCTACTTATGTATCTTCTTTTGTTTTTTCAGAAAACAATTTTTTTGCATCAATGATAGGCAAGAGAATCGGATTCATAAGAGCGCTGGATGTAAGAGTTGCTACAATAGTCCTAATTTGAGGAAATAGAATCTGACATGTTTGAACTTTGAGAAAATAATCCACATCCTTTTCTTCCAAATTACTTATGTCAAACACACCCGTTATGTTAACAACAATGTCTACAGGGAAAGGATGCTCAGGTGTGTTCTTTATCTCTAAAACATAAGTAACAGCAGACTTTGTGTTATCAACTCTTTCAATTTTCCTGTGGATTTGAGGATCTATAGTGAACGATTCCCCGGAAATTCCATGATTCAACAGTTTAATCTCGTTAATTATCAAAGAGAAATTAACCAATGTTTCCATTTAACTTACCTCCTGAACAAATAAACTATTGGGCGTATAATTCCAACTGTTTTTTGTCATACTATAAAGCTGCTTCGTAGAACTGCCATTACTAGTTTCAGACTTGCCTCTATAAAGCAAAGTGTCTATTTGAGCCGTTATGCTATCAACATAAACTTCCATTTTCAAAGCCTTGGCAACTTTAATAACGGTATCAAGTCTCGGAATTGTTTTCAGAGATTCCATGCGTGCGATTGCAGCCTGCTTTAATCCACACTTTTGTGCAAGTTGCCGTTGAGTCATTCCTCTGTCAACTCTAGCTTCGATCAAGGCAACTATAACCTTTGATATTTCTTCTGCCGTTTCAAAGGTTCTCTCAGACGTTTCACTCTCACATTTAAGGTCTTCCCACACATCATTAAACATTATTCTTTCCATCATGAAAACCTCCTTTTGTAGTCTTCCATTCGTTCTTTTGCAGTTTCTATCTCATGACGAGGAGTCTTTTGTTGCTTTTTCCTAAACCCATGCAATAATACAATGCGGTTCTCTTTGAAATAAAAGAAAAATATACGATTATTTCCTGGTCTCAATTCATACAAATCTCCTTCAATTGGCTTCATAGATCGAGGTTTATAATCATTTATTCTCATACCATACTGACCTAACAAATCAATATATGACTTGATTATTGCAAGATCTCGCACACCATAAGATTTGCTAATATCTCTCAGAAACTTTTTCAGAGGAACATTTGAACCACTTGTATGATAAAATTCAATATCGTACATCAAACGACCTCCCTGACATGCAACTCGTTGATAACATTTTTGTTATCAAGTTATGTAATCCTACAACGGTTTTTCTAATTTGTCAATTACTTCTTCCTATCGTCGTGACCTATCCAAGCCAGTACTACAATTGTCATACAGATTATGGCAGTTATTATTATTGCTTTCATTCTATTCTTCTCCCTTCGGTATAAATTGCGAAATCTCATCAAGGGCTTTCAGGTGGAGCTTCATCAACCATGCATGACTGTAATTGAAGTTCTTCTCTATCCATCCCCAGCTCTTCTGATTGAGATACCGTTCTATTAGGAGCGTTCTTAAGACCGAGTCCGTGACCATATTGATAACTTCAAGCCTGATACGAATCAGCTTTGCGATCTTCTCCCTGACCTTCTCCACATCATCTGTGGCCTGAGCGTAAGAGATCATTCTTTCTTCCTGAGCTTGAGGGTTGTTGTTCTGGATCCTGTCCTTTGAGTAATCCACAGCGCCGGAAGTGATAGCAGCAAGGATCTTAGCTTGAATCTCTTCCTTAGCCGCAAGTTCTCTTCTGGTAACGATATAGACCTGGTTGAGCCACGTCTTAGCAAAATACTGCTTATCTGTCATATCAGAACCCCCTTTCGGTATTGAGGATAGATAAGATCGATTTGGTATAATCATCGTCTGGGACATCTGTGAATTCATCTCCTGCTCTAAAGCAAATGAAATAGTCTCCTCTGATAATCTCCGGCCAGCCGAACATCATACTCTGGAAATATCCCATTACCGGATTCTTAGGCAGGTCTTTGATTAAGCCCTCCTCGTTACACACCAAAACATACCCATTCGGAGAAGATACAGTTTCAATGTATCCGCCTACATATTTCTGCATGTGGTAAAGATGATTAGGTATCTCGTCAAATCCGGCCTTCTGTCCGACTTTGCAGCTTATAACTTTTATCATCTATCGAATCCTCCTTCAGCTCTGATGTAGACACCCTCGGTGCCTGTGGTCCAATACTTTCCGATCACCTCGTAGCAAACATGTGCGTCATCCTTCCAGAACCCCTTCTTAGTCATACAGTCCTTCAGGAGCTTGATCATGTTATCGGTATCCGGCTTAGTAATCTTGTAAGATCGATCCTGATACTTATCCGAATGGAAGTAGAAGATGACCATAAGCTGTATCGGAGCTTCTATAGGAGTATCCGGCTTAAAAGCATCAAGAAGAGCGAGATATTTCTCTTTGGCTGCCTTTACAGTCGCATCCGGATATATCGTTCCCGTCTTTTTGTTGATCTTCTTCTCCTGAGCTGTAGCAGTAGGGATACGCATAGACATAAAGAATTCCATATCACGCCTCCTCTTCGTCTTCAGGTTCGTACAGATCTGAAGAACCCTCGATGATCAATTCGAATTCATTGGCAAGTCTTAATCCCATTCCGTACAAGACATCATAGAAATCATCAAAAAGCTTCAGCTGCTCTCTATTAGGTTTGTTCTGCCAATCATAGAAATCATGACCATGTCTGTTGCTTAGAGATATCAAGATACGAGTCATCATCTTCTGGACTATATGAAGGTCTTCATACTTCTCAACTAAAGGCTGGAGTTCAGATTTGCAGAGTGACTGTTCCAGCTTCATCGTGTATGAATAGAAACTTATCTCTGCTCTCTCCATGAGCTTATACAGTTCTGTGATCATGGGAACTAAG